CTTACATTGTTGGTGAACGTCAACCTGAGCTATTTGTTCCAAGAACCTCTGGCACTATTATGCCCTCTGTTCCAATGGGAGGAGAATCAGTTGTAAATAACATCACAGTCAGCGTTGACGCTACAGGATCGGCTGTCAGTGGCTCATCTGCTGATGGTAATGAACTTGGACAACAAATTGCCGCTGCTATACAATCAGAACTAATCAAGCAGAAACGTGTTGGAGGATTATTAGCATAATGGCCACATTTCCCTCTATTAGTCCTCAATATGCAACACAAGAAACTGTAAATCAGGAAAATATTGTTGTAAAACTAGGTGATGGCTACCAACAGCGTTTGGTTTTTGGTTTGCCAGCAAATAAAAGACTTATAAGCTTAACTTTGACATTTAATGTTTCTACCACAGATGCAACAACGATTGATACTTTTCTTGATGCAAGATTTGACGATCAGGCAAGCTTTGACTTCACACCACCACATCACTCATCTGCATTGAAATTTGTATGCACCAGAAGATCCAGAACTGCGATTTTATCAGATCGGGTGATTATGAATTTAGCTTTTGAACAGGTAGCAGAACCATAATGGCAATACCTATTTCAGAACTACAATCGTTGAACCCTAGCTCTTTGATTGAGTTGTTTACTTTGCAACTTGTAGAGGGTACTCATTATGCAACAGGAAATCCAGATAGTGTGCCGACTATATTCAGATTTCATGCTGGAACAAGTATGAATAGTAATGCAAATATTATCTGGCAGGGTAACACATATCAAAAGTTTCCTATTGATGCTCAAGGCTTTGAGTTTTCTGGCAAAGGTCAAATCCCAAGACCACAACTGACAATGAGTAATTTAGGTGGGATCTCAAGAAGTGGAGCAGTATTATCAGTTACTGATCTGCTAATTATTGTAAATCTAACAACCCCACACAATGATTTGCTAGGTGCAACAGTGACCAGATTATTGGTGCTTGCTTCCAGTCTTGATGATGCAAATTTCAGCAGTGGCAGCAATCCTTTTGGAACACCAAACTCAAATGAACTGCCTCAAGAAATATATGTAATAGATCGCAAAATGTCAGAAAGCAGAAACCTTGTACAGTTTGAATTGACAGCGGCAAATGACACGCAAAACAAAAGAGTCCCAGCAAGACAAGTCACAAGAACTGATTTTCCCGCAGTAGGCACATTTGTAAATTGATGACTGATTCTTGGAGGCAATCTGCTTTTCTACACGCACATAAATGCCACCCTCATGAGTGCTGTGGAATGATAATACAGACAAAAGAAAAAACTTTTTATGGCCCTTGCAGAAATCTTGTAAGAGATAATCCAGAATACAGCTTTGTTATCGACCCTAATGACTGGGCTTACTATGAAGATCAGGGAGAGGTTGTTGGTATCGTACACAGCCACCCTGATGGAGAGTTAAAGTTTAGCGAGGCAGACATCACTAGCTGCAATCATTTAGACGTTGATTTTTACCTTGTAGATCCTTTTACAGAAAGTATGATAATGATAGAGCCAGAAAAACAATGAAAAAAATAAAAGTATATGGAAGATTAAGAAAATTTGTTGGTCAGGCAGAGTTTGAAGCTGATGTTAATAGTCCGATTGAAGCGATAAGCTTTTTAGCTTGCAATTTTAAAGGTATAGAGAAACATATGGCGACACAGCATTATGCGATCAACTGTGGAGATATTACTGTCACAGAAGAGTTATTAAATATGCAAACAGACTCTGACATACAGATAATACCTTTGGCTCATGGTAATTTCTTTTTTAGTTTAGGTTTGGGAGCTTTGTTTAAATTTGGAGCAAGTAAGGTTGGAGCAACATTGTTGGGAAGTAAACTACTAGCAACTGTAGCAACTACAGTTTTGACATCTGTTGGCACATCAATGATTATTGGAGGTATTACAGAAATGCTTTCACCTACAGCACCCTCAAGAGATCCATCAAGCGGCATGGACGAATTTGATCCAGCGGCTTTGGCAAGTAACTATTCATTTACAGGGCTGACAAATATTAGTCGGGCTGGCGTTCCAGTTAACTTAGTTTTTGGAGAAATTCTGACAGGATCTATTACTATTTCAAATGGAGTTGATACAGTCCAAGTTGAGGGGTCTAACGAATGAGCATACAAGAGTTCGATCAGAATACTACTTTTAATAATCCTGATCTGCCATCAGATGCACTTTCTAGTAAGCAATTCAATACTTTAGTTGAGATTATTTCAGAGGGAACTATCGCTGGCTTTGCGACAGCACACAAAAGAGGCATAGCCACAGATAATGCAGCCTATAAAACAGCAGCTTTAACCGATATATTTTTAAATAAAACACCTATTCTCAATATTAGTTCTACATTAAATGATGCTCAGTTTTTGGCAAAAGCACAAAGTCCAGATGACACTGACTTCAATTTTAAGAATGTAGGTTTTGACTTTAGAACTGGTACAGCAAGTCAAACATTTATTGAAGGCATTAAGAATGTAGAAACAGAGGTCGGTATTGGTACAACTGTAACAACATCTACCCCTGTCACTCACACAGTTTCTGCTAGTAACATCAATGCTGTTCGAGTTACTTTAAGATTTGGTGCTTTGCAAAAGTTTGAAGATGATGGAAATATAAATGGTACAGAAGTTCAATTAAGAATAAAAACTATTGAAAATGATGGAACCACAAAAACAGCAATAACAGACACAGTAAAAGGTCGATCAACAAACGCATATTTTAGAGATTATATTGTCAACTTTACCTCTACCACTTCATTTCCAGTACAAGTAAGAGTTGAAAGAATAACTGCCGACAGTTCAGATGCTCAGTTAGTCAATGCTTTTTCTTTTCATACTGCAACTAATATAATTTTTGAGCAAAACGCATATCCAAATACTGCTCACGTTGCGTTGAGACTAAATGCAGAACAGTTCCCAAGAATACCCTCAAGGCGTTTTAGGCTCAGAGGTATAAAAGTAAAAGTTCCACATAATGCAACTGTTAGTTTGGCTGATGGGTCAATTACATACTCAGGAACATTCAACGGCACTTTTAAAACAGATAAAGAGTGGACAACAGATCCCGCTTGGATTTTGTATGACGTTTTATCAAACACAAGATATGGCTGTTCAATTCCAGAAACCAGCTTAAATAAATTTACTTTTAAAACAGTTAGTGAATATTGTGGAGAGCAAGTTGACGATGGTGACGGCGGTACAGAACCACGTTTTTCTCTAAATGTAAATATCACTCAAGCTAAGGAGGCGTTTCACCTTATCAATGAACTTTGTTCTGTGATGCGAGTCATGCCTTTTTACAATGCGGGCAGTATTTCTATCAGTCAAGATTCCCCAAAAGATCCTGTTTTCATATTTAACAATGCTTCAGTTACGGAAGATGGTTTTTTATATACAGGATCATCTTTAAAAACTAGACACACTGTTATAAATGTTTCTTATTTTGACATGATTACTCAGGATATTGATGTTGAAAGAATCGAAGCTGATGCGGCAACACAGGCAAAATATGGGGTTGTAGAAAAAAATTTAAAAGCTTTTGGGACAACTTCAAGAGGTCAGGCCAGAAGGCTAGGTAAATGGTTTTTATACAATGAACAAAACTCAGGAGAGTCGGTTAGTTTTACGACAACTATAGATGCTGGAGTAACAGTCAGATGTGGCGACATTATTGAAATATCAGATTCTTTGAAAGCTGGTGTTAGAAGAGGTGGAAAGATAAAAAGTGCAAGTAATTTGACTATCACTTTAGATGACTCTGCTAATACAGATATTCCAGCGATTACCACAAACCCAACAATCACTTGTATGTTGCCAGATAATACTTTAGAAACAAAGAGTATTGACGCAATATCTGACAATGTTTTGACAATAACTTCAGCCTTTTCTACAGATCCAAACCCTAACGCAGCCTATATTTTAGAAACAACTTCACTACAGACAACAACTTGGCGTGTTTTAAATGTCAAAGAAAATGACAACAAAACATATACAATTACAGCTTTAAGCCATGATGCTGGTAAATATGCTTTTGTCGAAGATGGTGAGGCTTTGCCTACAAGAAACATAAGCACTCTTACTGAAATCAAACAACCACCAACAGGATTAAGGGCAGAGGAAAAAATTGTTGAAATTAATAACAGAGCAGTTACTAAAATCATTGTTGATTGGCAAAACGTAGGAGGTGCAAGTAAATATAGAGTTTATTACAGATACAACAATGGAGATTTTACACAGATTGAAACAACATCAAGTAATTTGGAGATTTTAAATACTGAGGAGGGTGACTATGAATTTAGAGTATTTTCTTACAATGCTCTGAATCAACCATCTGCTAATCCATCAGTTTTGCAATTCACAGCTGTTGGACAAACAGAGCTTCCAGAGAATGTTCAAAATCTTACTGTTGAGCCTATCAATGATGAACAAGTAAGACTTAGATGGACTCAAACTACCTCTCTTGACGTTAAGTTTGGAGGACAGGTTTATATAAGACATTCTCCCAGAACAGATGGGTCTGGTACTTTTTCTAATTCAACTGATTTAATTGAGGCTTTAAGTGGAGCTTCAACAGAGGCGATAGTTCCCGCAAAAGCTGGAGAATATGTCCTTAAATTTCGTGATTTAGGTGGACGCTTTAGTGCTGGTGATACCTCTGTAATTCTTACAGTTCCGACAACTAGAGAAGAACTTTCTTTGCCATCAATAAGAGAACAAACAGCTTTTTCTGGTACAAAAACAAATACAACAGTTGCAAGTAATAATTTAAAACTTACAGATCCAGCCTCAAATGCCACAGGCTCATATAATTTTGCAAGTGTTTTGGATCTTGGAGCTACTTTTTCCTTAAAAATAAAATCTCATTTAATAAGCACATCTGAAAATGTTTCAACATTATTTGATGCAATTCCAGATGTAGATGCTTTGGTTTCATTTGACGGAGCAGCTGCTGAGAAAACAAATGCAGCTTTACTTGTTAGAACAACTACAGATGATCCCTCTGGTTCTCCTACTTATGGCTCATATAATAAATTTCAAAGTGGAACATTTAGAGCTAGGGCGTTTGATTTCAAGGCAGAGCTTGAGACAACAGATACCAACGAAAATATATTAATTTCAGAGCTTGGTGTTGATGCCTTTTTACAGGCAAGAACAGAGCAAAGCACAACATTAATTGCATCAGGGGCAGGGGCAAAAGATGTAACATTTGCAGCCCCATTTTTTACAGGAACTTCAGCAATCGGAGGCAGTACGTCAGCTTATCCACCTAGTATCGGTATCACTGCTCAGAACATGGCTAGTGGGGACTTTTTTGAGATCACCAACATTACTGGGAGTGGCTTCCGAATAACATTTAAAAATTCATCAAACGCCGCAGTTGATAGAAATTTCAGCTATTCAGCGGTAGGATATGGGCGTGGAGGCTAATTAAATGGCAAGAGTTAATTCTACTGGCAAAGAGACATCTAGTAATTTTTCACCAGCTAACGGAACAGGGGCTGCTGTAAGAACAGCAATGAAAGATATATTTGAATCTTTAAGAACTTTAAATAGTGCGTCAGGAGATCCATCTGGTACGGCAAACCTCGCAGCCTTTCAGCCTCACATTGATTCTGATACTAATTTACTAAAAATAAGAAACGCTGCTAACTCAGCATTTATAACACTTGGAAATGTAAGTCAAACAAATCTAGGACTTTTGCCTTTGACTGGCGGCACTTTAACTGGTGTTCTTGGATTGTCAAACGCTTCAGCATCAGCACCATCTGTTCATTTTGGCGACAGCACAACAGGTTTATTTAGAAAAGGCAGCAATCAAATTGGCCTAACATTTAGCGGAACAGAAAAAGCATTTTTCGATCAAAATGGTTTGACTTTGCAAGCACAGACAGATTTAAGGTTTGCTGATTCTGACAGTTCTCATTACATAGGATTTCAAGCACCAGCAACAATAGCAAGCAATGTTTTGCTAACTTTGCCAGCAACAGATTCACCTGTAAATGGTTATGCTCTTATTTCTGATGGTTCTGGGACTCTATCATGGGGGGCTGCTGGTGGTGGGGCAAGCGGTAATGGTGATGAAATTTTCTGGGAAAATGACCAGACAGTCACAGGCAGTTATACAATTACCAATAATAAAAATGCTGGAAGTTTTGGCCCTATTACAATTAATTCTGGTGTTACAGTTACAGTTGGTGCTGGTGAAACATGGACTATAGTGTAAAAATGTATATAATAAACTTAAGTAAAAACATGGAGGGTCGTAAGTAAATAATGGCTGTAGTTATAAACGGAAATGGAGCAGTCACAGGTCTTACAGCCTTGCCAGATTCAGCTATGGCAACTGGTTCTGTAATTCAAACTGTAAGTAAAATAAGAACTGGATCTCATTTTAGTACTTCATCAACTTCAGCACAACACATTTCTGATTTTGATGCTGATTTAACACTAGCGAGTAGTAGTAATAAAGTTTTTATTCTTATAACTGGCGGATTTATTTCGCAAAGTGATAATTATGAAAATAGAGTTCTTATAAAATTATATGAAGGTTCTGTTCAAAGTAGTGATGAAATTTTTGAAATTTATCATGGAGGTTTGACCTTACAATCATCAACTACTCATTTTTGCCAATTTGCTGCAGGTGCAGGTTTTTATCATAGCCCTGCAAAAACTAATCCGACTTATAAACTTTCTATCCAATGTACAGCAGGTGGGTCAAATCACATAATAAAAGCCTTAGAAGATAGGGCTGTAGTTACTTATTTTGAGGTGGTAGCATGAGTTTAGATCAAGACGCAGTAAGAAAAGCGTACCCTGATGTTGTCACTATTGATAATGATAAAGCGTATAAAGAAGATGGGTCTGAAGTAACTCTTGTTCAATCTAATATTGACGCTGCAAGAATAACACTAGATGCTGAAGCGGTTGCAAACAAATATAAAACAGACAGAACAACTAATGGTTCTGTTGTTTATAAAAATTGGAGAGAACAGTTGGCCATGTTGTATGACGATATAGTTACTGGTAAATTAGATGCAACTGGCAGTTTTGCTGCACATAACAAGGCCGTTAAAGACGCTAATCCAAAACCATGAGTCAAATCAAACTAAAACATAGCGGTGGAAATGGTGTAATAATAGCTGCACCTAGTTCTAACCCCGCTGCTGATCGGACTATTACATTACCAGATTTAACAGCAGATGCGACTCTTTCAACAGTTGATGGTGTTTCAGTATTAGATTCTTATATGTTAAATGCCACCACTACTTTTGCTAATGATACAGAAACGACTATTGATAGTGGTTTTGTGAGAGCTAGTACACTTTTAAGCACTACTGGAAATATTGGAACTGGAGTAACAAAGTCAGGATCAAATTTTAGTTTTCCAACCACAGGAATTTATCAAATAGTTTGGAGACCTATATTAGCTGCAACAAACGGAAATGCAGCAAGATATTCAGCAGCAAGAATGTATGCAACAACTGATAATAGTTCTTATAGTCAAGTAGCTGAAGGTAATGGTTCATCACCCGCAATGGGTAATTCATCTTTTTCTTACTCAGCACCTATGGCTAAGTACCATTTTGATGTAACGAATACATCAACACACAAAGTTCAATTTCGATTTATAAATGACCAAAGTGGATCTATAATTGGCGGAAGTTCTGCCGTTTATACATATGCAACTTTTATGAAAATAGGAGAAACATAAAATGAATTTTATAACTGGCAGACCAGATCACATTGAGGATTACTTAGGTACTTTAAAAACAGGTGCATGGTTTGGTTGGAGTGATGCAAAAAACAAAATCTATTCTAATCTAATTATTAATGATGGCAGTACAAAGCCATCTGAATCAGATTGCACAACTGGACTTGCTGCGATGCAAGCTGCATGGGATTTAGAATTTGATAGTTATAAATCTCAAAGAAGAGGAGAGTATCCAAATATTGAAGATCAGCTTGATGACATCTATCATAATGGGATAGATGGTTGGAAAGCTACTATTAAAGCTATCAAGGACAAGTATCCAAAACCTAGTTAATTATGTCAGAACTCAAAGTCAACAGTATAAAAGGAACAGGAGCTAGTACAGCAGCTATCACGATTGATAGTTCTTCTGGTGCTTGTTCTGCCAATATTACTAATAACTTAACTAATCGTAATTTAATAATAAACGGAGCTATGCAAGTTGCTCAACGTGGTACGTCATCAACCACTTCTGGTTATGGAAGTGTTGATAGATGGAATAATTTTCATAATGGAACTGATGAAGCCCCAACGCAATCACAAGTTGATGTGGCTAGTGGAACTACACCTTACACATCAGGTTTTAGAAAGGCTTTAAGAATGACGAATGGAAATCAAACAGGCGGTGCAGGTTCTGGCGATTATATAGCTATGCAACATAATATTGAAGCACAAAATTTAGCAACTTCTGGTTGGAATTATACATCTGCAAGCAGCTTTGTAACTTTACAATTTTGGATAAAATCAAGTGTTGCACAAAGTTTTAAAGGATATTTAAGAACAACAGATGGCACTAAGCAAGTCTATCCCTTTGATACAGGTTCTTTAAGTGCTGATACTTGGACAAAAATAACAAAAACAGTTTCTGGTAATTCTAATATTCAGATTGATGATGATAATGGTAATGGCTTTCAAATAAATATTGTAGCTTTTTGGGGAACAGATGGTACAGCAAGTTCCGTTACAGAAGACGCATGGCAAGCATATTCAGACTCAACAAGAATGAAAGATAATACCTCTACATGGTACACAACTAATGATGCAACCTTAGAAATTACAGGAGTTCAGCTTGAAGTAGGGCAAATAGCCTCTGATTTTGAGCATAGAACCTTTGAAGATGATTTTCAAAAGTGTCTCAGATACTATGAACAAATGAGTAGTTATGGCCTTTCATCTGCCTATTTTGCTGTTGGTTATAATGAAAGCACTACTCAGTGTAATCATGCTCTTCTTTATAAAACATATAAAAGAGCAACACCAACAATAACAACTAATGGTGACTCAAACTTTAAAAATCACAACACAGGTACTTCTGTTGCTTTGAGTAACCTATCAATTCAGGGCCAAACTCCTCAATCGGCTAGATGTGAAGCTATTTCAGGTTCCTCTGTTCTTACTGATGGAGGTTGTTCTGTTTTATCTTCTTTTGATACTGATGACGCTATTATTAAAATTGATGCAGAATTATGATTAGTAAAGATTTAATTAAAAAAGCAAAATATTTAGCTACTGATGGTGTAAATGACACTGTTGAGGTGACTTGCAATCCTGATGATTGGAGATATTATGTCCCGATTGATGAAGCAAATACCGACTATCAAAAGTTTCTTCAGTGGTTAGCTGAAGGAAATACTGCGGAAGCTGCTGATTAATTATGGCAATTAATCCAGCACAGAAAGATTTTACAGTGCAAAGGAGAGCAGATTTTCCTTTGACTTTAACTTTTAAAGATGGCAATGGTGATGCAATTAACTTGACTGGCTACACTGTCGCTGCTCAAGTTTATGACGAATCAAGATCAACTTCTTATGGATCGTTTGCTGTGACATATACAAACAGGACTGCTGGAACAATCGACATCAAGCTTACTGATACACAAACTGCGGCATTTACGCCAAATGAATTAAAATATGATGTTTTATTAACAGAACCAGATGGCGACAAATATTATTATTTAGAGGGTACACTATACATAAGTGAAGGTTACACCGCATGAGCAGCCCTAATTCTGTCACAGTCAGTCAGGTATCTGATGTCACCACAGTTGAAATTACTACAGCAGGGCCACAAGGCCCAGCCGCTGCGGGATTTACATTTAATGGTGATAATAAAGTTAATGATTCTATAGTGTATTACGACTCAAGTAGTGATACATTTAAAGCAGATACCACAACAACTAAACTCACACTTGTCAATGGAGGTAATTTTTAGGCCATGTCTAACACAATAAGAATTAAAAAAAGAGCAGCGTCTGGAAGTGCGGGTGCGCCGTCTAGTTTATCTCCATCAGAATTAGCTTTTAACGAAAATGATCTGAAATTATATTATGGATTTGGTGACAATGGATCTACTCCACCATCTGCAAGTTCAATTATTACTGTTGGTGGTTCTGGAGCATTTTTTAATAAGACAGATACAAGAACTGCAAACACAATTTTAGCTGGCCCTACAACTGGATC